ATGGCAAAGTCACGCTCCGGCACCGAGTTTACCGCGCGCTGGTTGGACCGCGTCCAGCCGCCGGAGAACGGGCGCGACGAGTATTGGGACACGGTCATCCACGGCCTGGGCCTGCGCGTGTCGTCGACGGGGCACAAGGCCTGGTTCGTCCTGTTCCGGGCGAAGTCAGGCGATTCCGCCAAGCGGATCACCCTGGGCAGCTACCCGGTGATGTCCCTCCTCGATGCCCGCGAGGCGGCCCGGGCCAAGATGGTCGAAGAGAAGGCCGCCGCCAGCGACGACCGACGGGACCTCACCGTCGAGGACCTGGTCGACGAGTACCTCGACAAGTGCGCCAGCCAGCAGCTCCGGGAGAGCAGCCTGAAGCGAACCAGCCAGATCCTCAGGTCCGACGTCGTCCCCCAGCTCGGCGATCGGCGGGCGATCGACGTGAAGCGTCGGGACGTCATCGCCTGGGTCGAGGCCATCAAGGAGCGGGGCGCACCGGTGCAGGCCAACCGGGCCCTGGCCTGTCTTCGCCGGGTCTACAACTGGGCGATCTCACAGGACCGCCTCGAGGTGAACCCCTGCAACCAGGTCAAGGCGCCGGCACAGGAAACCCCGAGGGACCGCGTCCTGTCTGCCGGCGAGATCAGAGCCCTCTGGCGCTCCCTGGACGGCGAGGAACCGGCGATCGCTGCCCTGTTCCGCCTGCACCTCCTGACGGCCCAGCGAGGGGGCGAGGTGCGCCTCATGCGGTGGGAAGACGTCGACCTGCAGGGGGCGGTCTGGACGATCCCGGCCGCCAGGTCGAAGAACGGCATGAGCCATCGGGTGCCACTATCGTCGCCAGCGGTGGTCATCCTGCGGAACCTGGGGGGTGAGACCGGCCCCGTGATCCCCGGCCTCGATCCCGAGCTACCGATGGCGAACCCGTACAAGGCCGTGCAGCGTGCCAGAAAGCGCTCCGGGGTTGCGTTCGTCCCTCACGACCTCCGCCGCACAGCCGCCAGCTACATGGCCCAACTGGGTCTCAGCGAGGACGCTATCGGCAAGGTCCTGAACCATGCCGCCGCCACGGTGACCTCCCGGCACTACATCCGGCACGGATACGACCTGGAAAAGAAACAGGCGCTCGACCTATGGGCCGAACGCCTGATGGGGATCGTGGGTTAGAACACCGTTGGTCGCTCGTCTTGGGCATCCGGCCCGGGCGTCCGCTTCAGCTCAGCCACCTGATGGTAGGCGATCGGAGCCATACCCCTCAGGGCCTTCAGCTCGTCGACCAGGGCGCGACCCAGGGCCTCGATCGCCGGCGTGCGGGGTGCGTGCCGGAGGTCATCGAGGAGATGGCGGGCGAAGTCTGCCCGGGCGACCAGGCGGACGAACTGACCTTCGCCTGTGAGCTCGGCTTTCGCCTCGAGCTCCGGAGGTCCGTTCTGCATGCGACGACGCTTCAGGAGATCATCGGCGAAGGTCACGACGCCTCGGTCCAAGTGTCGTACTCGCCGTCTCGGTGCATGGTCTTGATCCGCAGCTGCACCGCCCGCAGGCTGGCGCCCTTGAACTGCACGATGTCGACGGGACGCAGGCCCATTTCCAGGAACTGGCGCATCTCCTCGGCTGGCAGCATGACCTCCCGGGCGAAGCGATTGGCCTCGTCCTCGTGGCGCCGATCGACGTGGCTACATAGCCCTGGCCTGGGGTTCAGCGAGGTGCCCTTGTGCCCCAGGAGAATGTGCCCGAGCTCGTGGACGATCGTCCAGTGCATGCGGCGCGGGTGCATGTCCGGCCGGACCAGGATGACGGGCTTCCCTTGCTCGAAGTCCATCACCATCCCGTCCCAGGGATCGTCGCCCAGGTCATCGAGGAGATGAGCCGGAACGATCCCCCGGTAGGAGGCGATGGTCTTTATCCGGACGGCGTGAGCCCGGCACAGCCCAGAGGTCCATCCTGCATCCCAGTTGGCGAACTCGGGAATGGAGGCAAGGCGGCGGGCGTGCTCGGCAGATCGGTACGGCATGAGGCTCTCCGGTAATCACTCGAATGGGGTTTCGAGTGTAACCAGACAAGCGTCTGCCAGTCGAGGGGCGCGACGGTTAAGCAAACGTCTTGTTTGGCTGCAATCTGCTCGGTATCATCGATCCAGCTAGGAGGCCGACATGGCAAGACAACGTAAGGCGAAGCCGCCAGCTCCGGACTCGTCGCATGCCGCTCAGGAGTGGCCCCTAAAGTCGATCGACGTCATCTTGGACGAGTGCCGACGCTATGACGCCGTCATCTCCGCCGGCTTCAATACAGCGAACACCCGCGCTTCGATGATCCTCGGCTTCGCCAGTTTCGCCGTGACAGGCATGCCGAAGAGCTTCCACTGGACGGCGCAGGTCGCTGTCGGATGCTTCGCTATGGCGATCTGCCTGTCGATCTATGTCCTGATCCCGTTGCCGGCAAAGGCTGGCTACACGCCAGAGCATCTCTACAACAGCCACATCTACGATGACCCGATCACGACGAAGCTGGCAATCGTTCACGGCTTGCTGGATGCGATCGACAACCGCGAGCCGAATCGTACTCGGAAAGGTCACGCCATCGTGGCAGCTGTGTCGTTCCTGGGCGTAGCGATTATCGCCGCCCTGGTGACGTCACTTCTTCCCTGAAGCGCTGCCGTAGCCATCCTCACGAAGGTTCGCCGGGTTCCCCTGGCTGGTGTCCGGACGCGGCGGCGGAGGCGGCTTCTGGTTGCTATCCTGTTGTCCCATGTCGGCTCCTTCTACTGCTTTGATCCTGGCAACTCTGGCCTAGTAGCCGTCGACGTTCTGGTACTTCCCGTTGATGTCGTCCATCATCTTGTATTCGCCCGACTTGGCGGTCAGGTTGACAACCCGATTCGTGCCAATTGCCGGCAGGTACTGAACTGAGATGCCGCCGGTGTAATCGAACGTCGGGCGTGAGCCATCCATCCAGCGCTTCACAAAACGGGCGTTCCCGACTATCAGGGAGCGGAGACGGTCGGCCTGGGCCTCGGTCCACATCTCCGGCGGTGCCTCCCAGTGCTCGCGGATTACCTTTCGGTTCTTCAAGACGAACGTGGGCACGCGCGCATTGACGGCCTTGGCGTGCTTGCGAGCGGTAGCCAGATCGTCGCCGACCCGGGCAGACGCAGACAGCGACCAGGTGGTGATGGTGGCCAGGGCAATGGCCAACGGCAGCTTCCTCACGGCGATCGGTCCTCTCGCTCTTCCTTCTGCATCTTCAGCTCCGCCTCGGCGACGGCCCTAATGGCCTCCCAGAACTTGGCGGCCTGCTCCGGCGTCCGCTTGCCGGATCGCTGATGGATCCTGACCCACTCACGTCCCTGGTCGACCAGCTGCTCGGCAGCCTGCTCAGGGGGGAGATCGGCTGGAGGGTGAGCCACCTGTGCGCCGACTTCACCAGCGAGGTCTTTGAGCCTCGCCTCACGGAGTTGGGCTACCTCTCCCTTTGTGAAAACAGCCTCCAGCTTATCCAGGGCTTCAGGTGTCGGCTCGCGACCACCTGATTCGAGGCGGTAATACAAGGCCTTGTCGATCCCGGACTTAGTGAACACCTGATATTTCGGCAAGTCATGCTGCTGCCGCAGGGCTTTCAGCGCCTGCGAGAAATGCGAGGGTGTCACTTTTGCCACCATGCAACCAGCTTGCAAGCTCACCTCCATGAAATCTATGGGTGTCTGTATTGACACCGGGTGTTAAATCTGACACCGTATGGGTGTCGGAGGTGACACCCTATGACGAGCAATCAAGCTCAACCGCACAAGACGGCCCGCACGCTTGCGGGCGTTACTCAGGCCCAAGTGGCCGTCAGGGCTGCCCGGAGCATCGAGACCATCAAGCGCCTGGAAAAGCGTCCCCCCGAAAAGCTGGCTGTGGAGGAACTCGACGCTTACGTGGCCCTGACCGGCTTCACCCGTGAGCAGGTACTCGGTGAGGCACCTTTGCCGGATGCCGAGACCACGGCGGGAGGTGCGGCGTGAGCGATCTATACGCATTCCCCCGCCAGAGCGACATGGCACGTATCAATGCCCGCCTCACCACCATTGAGCGGGCGCTCTCCTCACTCGGGTTCGTCTTCCCGGAAAACGATTCCGAAGTTCCGAACGCCACGCGCCCCTCGTTTGACCGGGGTGACACCGGCTGCGTCGGCCTCGCTGATCTGGGTTCGGATTCGACGGTGCTGCTCGGTCAGCCGCTTCAGGGCTGTGTCTTCGGCGTTTGCGAAGAGCTGAATGACCCTCAGGGTGAATTTCGGCCCCACGAACGCCCTCAGGGCCTCGGTGAGGATGCCGGCCATTTCCTCCGGGATTCCCTGCCCAATAAGGGACCGGTAGTACCGCTTGAAGGCGTCGTCGTCGAAAAGCTCGTCCATCAATCTCCCTCAAAATCAAGCGCTGACTCACTTTCGGAATCCTCCCACCTTTCGGATTGCTCGCCCACCGCGCCCACGCCCGGCCAGTCCACCTGAGGTCTCTATGCGCAAGTCATCGCCGCCACCCAACGTCACGGTCATCACTCCTGAGGCATTCCTCGACCTGATCCTGCCGGCCATCCGCCAGGCGGTCGCCGAAGCGAAGCCTTCGTCCACTAAGCCGAGCGAATCGCTCGCCGAGCACATCCCAATCGCCGACCGGATCCTTCGCCTCAAAGACACCTGCCAGATCGCTGGCGTCAGCCGCCACACCATTGCCGACCTGGAACGAGAGGGGGATTTCCCCCAGCGAGTCGCCATCACGGACGGGGTCTTCGGCTACCGCGGCTCCGAGGTCCTTGCCTGGCGGGATGCCCGACCTCGAACCAAGCCCGCCTGACCTTCCGATCATCCCCCGCACATTCACCGCTGCGCCCAAAGCCTAAAGGAGCGTTATCGATGGCACCACGAGTGAAACCTGTTTTTAACCAGCTCCGCCGCAAGCTGCTGCCGATCCGAAACACGCTCTTTGACCAGATCGCACGGGGCCAAGTCCTGGTGGTTTCGGAGATGACCGGGGTTAAGCAATGCGACCTGGTGCTCCGACTCCTCGGCCTGATGTCCACCGAGGGCGAGGACCCGGCGCTCCTGGCGTCGACCATCGCCGAGGTGACGGCCCTGCGGGATCGCCAGCTGGCGGAGCTGACCGGCGCCCGGGTCATCACCGAGGAGGCCTCTGCTCTCCATCGTGGCGTCACCACGGCCGACGCCATCGCCGCCGGCCTCGTCGCCTAAACCAAACCCGCCCCGTCAGGGGATTTCCACGCCCATCGCTTGCTTGTCCCTGCTGACCAAGAGGAACCCGCCATGTCGCACCCGTGCCACTGCCCCTGCCCCCTCTGCGTCACCGGCCGCAACGCCGAGCTTCTGGAGCGGTGCTGGCGACTCGACCCGCCGTCCCGGGTCGTCACCGCCGAGCGCCCCGAGCCGCCACCGACGATCATCCCGCCGACGGCGGAACAGCCGACCGTCCCGACGCCCGTCATCACCGGCCTGATGTTCATCCTCCTGGCGGCGGCCCTGGTGGTCGTCGCCCTGCCCGTCGCCTTCCACCACACCCACCGCTGATACCCAGCCGAAAGGAGCCCACCCGTGGCCAATTCCAACCCCATCGTCAGCATCCATCCGGCGGTGTTCGTCGCCCAGTTCGACCGCATGGTCGCTGCCGGTCGCAAGCTCGCCAAACACCAGTATCAGCGCCGCTATGGCCGCATCCTCGGCGCCGTCGTGTTCTGGGCCTCTGAGCGGCTCGCCTGATGGGCCAGCGCATCCGTCCCCTGCACGAGCTGGTCCCCCACGTCATGCCGTTCGCTCTCTCGGCCGACGGCCACAAGGGGCCCCAGGTCCTCATCAAGGGGTTCGCCCTCGTCAACCTCAACCCCCACAAAGGCGCCACCGAGCGCCACGGCTGAAAGGAGATCCCAGTGCCCATCATGTACCGGGGAAAGATCGTCAGCGCCCAGACGGCGCCCGCTGGCGACCTGGTGTTCATCCGTGAGTTCGGCCAGGTCGTCGCCGCCATCGACCACGCCACCGCCGTCTCCGGACGTGCCGCCTACCTCCTAGAGATCGAGCGCTGCCGGCGCGAGGGGGTCTGATGCGAGTGATCTGGCAGGGGCGGTACTTCACAGCCTACACCTACGGCCCTCACACGTTCCTCTACAGCTTCCGGAAGCTCCAGCACACCCTGAACGCCGACCAGGCGGCATCGGCCCGGGCCGCCTACGAGCGGGAAGCCGCACGCCACGGCAAGGCGGCGTCATGAGCCTCGCTGATGACCTGTTTACCAAGGCCTTCAACGTCCCCCGAGACCCCCGCAGTCCCGAGTACAAGGCCGGCGCTCTGTACATCCTCCGCCTCAAGACCGGCGGGGAGCGCCAACGGTGCCCCTACGAGGCCGGCTCCTCACAGGCAGACGCCTGGCACGCCGGGACTGACGAGGGTCATCGGATCTGGCGAGGCCACCAGATCACCATCAACCCCCAGCTTGCCATCCCAAAGAAAGGAACCAACCCATGCAAATGACCGCAGTCCAGTCGTCCCAGGTCGCCGGCGTCGGCTACAACCCCGCCACGCAGGACCTGGCCATCGAGTACACCTCGGGCGGCGTCTACACCTATCACGGCGTGGCGGCCGAGGTCCACACCGACATGATGGAGTCCGAGTCGATCGGGCGCTTCGTCAACCAGGCGGTGAAGCCCGTCTACGTCAGCACCCGCCCGGACGGGTCGACGTGCCCGCCCACGGTCCCCAAGGCGGCGAAGGCCTCCGGCAACGGAAAGCCCGCCGCTGCGCCGGCCCCGAAGATCGATGCCCCGGCGGCACCGGCGCCCAAGGCGACGAACGCTCTCCCCCAGGCTGACGAGCCCTACACCCACGAGCAGCTCGTCGCCGACCTGCAGGCGGCCAATGTGCTCCTGGCCGGGTTCGTCCCGGCCACCATCAGCAACCCTATGGGCCTGGAGTGGCTCGCCGGCGCCCTGGCGGCGTGCGATGACGAGCTCATCCACCTGGAGGCCGAATACCGGCTGGCTGCCGACGAGGTGACTGCCCGCCGGAATGCCCTGCGTCGCTACTTCGAGCCGCAGGCCCGCCAGATCACCGAGCAGACCGTCGCAGTCCTCGGCGGCGCTCGCAAGTCGATCGACACGCCGATCCCCGGGCACCCCGGGCAGGCGATGCGCTGGGGCCTGACCACCCAGCCGGCCCGCCTGCAGCTGGAGGACCCGGAGGCCGCCAAGGCATGGGCCAAGACGTACGTGCCCGAGGCCGTCGTTGCCGTCCCGGCCCGGACCATTCCCGCCACCGAGGCGCTGACCGCCAGCGTCGTCACCGAGTACTGGAAAGAGAACGGCCCGGCGCTCATCCCCGATGGCTTCGTCCTCATCCCCGAGTCCCAGAAGTTCAGCTACAAGCCGGTCTCCACCGGCAAGGAGGGCTAGGGCCATGTCCGAAACCACTGCCATGACGGCCGCCGTGCCGCCGAAGTCCGATGCCCTGGTGCATACCGGCGGGACCAGCTACGTGACCACCCCGGCGGCCCGGGCCGTCACCCCGATGCCGACGGCAGCCAAGACCGTCGCCGCCATGTTCCAGGCCGGCCCCCACGTCACCGACCCCATCCCCGCCGGCCCGCTCAAGGGCTACTCCAGGGCCCTCGTCGACGTCGTCAAGGACACGGTCGCCAGGGGCGCCGGCGACGAGCAACTCTTCCTCTTCATCACCCAAGCCATGCAGCTGAACCTCGACCCCCTCCGGAAAGAGGTGTGGTGCGTCAACATGGCCGGTCAGGGTCAGCCACCGCAGTGGATGATCGCCCCAAGTCGCGACGGCTACCTGAAGATGGCGCAGCGCCATCCCAACTTCGACAGCATCAACGCCCAGATCGTCCATGAGTCCGACAAGTACTTCATGGACCCCGTCAACGGCCGGGTCGTGCATGAGATCAACAGCATGAAGGCCAGTGGCCCCATTCTCGGCGCTTGGTGCATCGTCACGACTAGGGATGGGAAGAAGTTCACCCACCAGGTGCTGATCGGTGAAGTCCGCCGTGGCACCAAGGTCTGGGACAACTTCACAGCCCAGATGACCCTCAAGGCCGTGCAGTCGCAGACGCTCCGCATGGCAGGTCTGTCGTCTGACCTCTACACGACGGACAAAGTCTGGGAGGCGATCGAGTCCGATGACATGCGGAATGCCCTCCTAGTCAATCCGACGCAGCAGGAGTATTTCGAGGGCTTCATCGTCGGCGGGGATATTGCACCGCACAGCCCCGCCCAGATCGCCGAGCCGACCGGGCCATCCCGCCAAAGCCGGACGGACGGCGTCAAGGCGCTGACCGATCGCATCGTCGAGATTGCCCGGACCGTCGAGGGCGCCGAACAGGCCGACGCCATCGACGCCCGCATCGCCTGGCTGACGGCAGTGGTCGGTCACGGCGCCCTCGGCAAGATCACCGAGCCCCAGGAGGTCTGGGACCTGGTCGATCTGCTGGAGTCCGAAGAGGGCGCCGACCACTTCTCGCAGCTGCTGACAGCCGCCCGCGAGGCCCGCTGGACGAAGGAGGCCAAGGCCAAGGAGTTCGCCGAGGCTGGCCAGGCCCCGTCGGCGGCAGCCGTGACGGCCGAGCCGGCGATCGACGTCGAGGTCGTGGCCGATGACGACATCCCGCCTTTTGAGAAGCCGGCCGCCGGCGGCGAGGTGGCGTGATGGCCAACCTCCGCTGCCTCACCATCCATCAGCCCTGGGCCGGGGCCATCCTGCACGCCGGCAAGCGCATCGAGAACCGGGAGGCCCCGCCGCCCGAGTGGCTGATCGGCCAGGTCCTCGGCCTGCATGCCGGCAAGAAATACGACTGGGCCGGCGAGCAGGTGCTCAAGGGCCACTACCAGGTGGACCCCGCCGCATGGCCGGCGGCCGCCAACGCCACGGGCGCCATCATCGGCGTCGCCACCGTCATCGGGTGGGTGGCGCCTAAGGGCGGCCGGCTCACCAACGGGACCATCCGCCAGCTCGACGAGTTCCGCCAGGACCCCTGGTGGGAGTCGCCGTTGACCGGCTGGATCCTCGACCAAGTCGTCGCCCTCCCCGAGCCCGTCCCCTGCCGGGGCATGCAGGGCGTCTGGTGGGCCGATCAGCCGACGATCGCCCGGGTCTTCGAGCAGTTGCCCCAGCTGCAGGCGGTGACCCATGCCTAGTGTCGACCTGCAACCGATCAGGGATGCGCTGGCGAAGGCGACGCCGGGGCCGTGGAGAACCGGGCGCGAGCCCGGTGCGCATTGCCGAATCTATGCCCCCGATGAGGGGCACGCTATTGCCCGCACTTATGGGCCGGAGCTGACGGGAGGTCATCAGGGCAACGGAATTGGCATCTGCTCACTAACTGGGCCGATGAACGCCGCCGATGCTCGCCTGATCGCCAGCGCCCCGACGTGGCTGGCGGATCTGGTCGCCCGGGTCGATCGGCTGCAGGGCTTGCTGGCGGCGATCGGCAAAGAGGCCGATGGCTGGTGCCACTCCGAGGAGTGCGACGACTTTGACGACAACGAAGACGGCGACGCCGTTTGCGTTTGCGGCAAGGGGCGCCTGGAGCGGCTAACCGGGGAGGCGTCCCATGCCTAAGGCCAAAGCCCAGCCCTGGAACCGGGCACAGGACGACATCATCGAGGCCCACTGGGGGTTTCGCAGCAGCCGAACGATCGCCAAGCTGATCGCCCGGGAGACAGGCGTTGTCCGCAGCCACCATGCCGTGCGCAGCCGGGCCTGCAAGCTCAACCTCGACCACCGGACTAACCAGGCCGCCGTCTCGATCGCCGATGCCGTCCGGGAGACGGGTGTGTCCCGTCAGAAGGTTCGCCGGCTGATCGACAAGGGCGTCATCAAAGCCACCGGCAGCGGCGTTCTGCGGCTCATCAAGTACGACGACCTGGACGTCATCCGCCAGGCGTACCCCGTCGCATCGTTCCGGGCCATCAGCACACCCGAGGCCCGGAAGATCCTTGGTTACACACATGCCCGGCTGACGATGCTGCTGCAGACGGGGGCCATGCGGGGCATGCTCAGCGGCGGCCGCTGGCTGGTCGATGCCGACCACGTCGACGAGATCGCCCGGCAGCTGCGGCGCACTGGCGCCACCCGGCTCAGCTGGAAGCACGTGCCCGGGCTGGATGCTGAGCGATCGGCATCGTTGGCTCGCACCCATCGACGCCGGGGACAGGTGCCGGCATGACCATCCCCAACATCGTCCAGGCCCTGGATGTGGCCTGCCGCCCCAACTGGACCACCGAGGACGTCGCCAACGGCCTCGTCACCCCTTGCCCTGCCGGCTGCATCCCTGGCCATGGCTACCCCAGCTGCCCGTGCCCGTTCGAGTGCGACGGCACCGGCCTGATCGAAGACTACCGAGAGGAACAATCAGCATGAATACGCCAATTCAAGTCCCTGACGGCGTTCGGTCGTCAATACCGATCCTGACTCCATCTGGGCCCTCCCCGCCGTGCAGGAAACGCTCCGGCTGTGCGGCCAGATCCGCCGGATGGCCAGGACCGGCGAAGAGGGCCCGATCGACATGGCTTTCATGACCCACGGACTCAAGGGCTCCACTGATGCGGCGCTCGGTCTGTTCACGAACGGGCAGGACGAGCCGGCCACCATGCAGGAACTGGAGCCCTACCTGGTGCAGGTGTTCAGTGCTGCCGCCTACGCCCTGGGTGTGGGCTCCGCACTCCTGGAACTTGCCGACGATATCCAGAAGGGGACGGCCGATGGCTGACCAGCGCGATACCGGCATCAGCTGGACCGACCAGACATGGAATCCCATCCGGGGCTGCAGCCGGGTCAGCGAAGGCTGCCGCAACTGCTACGCCGAACGGGTGGCCGCCCGGTTCGCCGGCCCTGGCCAGCCCTTCGAGGGACTGGCACGCATGGGCGAAGCCGGACCCCGGTGGACCGGCACCGTCCGCCTGGTCGACGAGCACCTGGCGGATCCGCTCCGCTGGCGCCGCCCCCGGCGGGTCTTCGTCAACAGCGTCAGCGACCTTTTCCACGACGGTATGACCAACGAGCAGATCGCCGCCGTCTTCGGAGTGATGGCCGCTGCCCCGCAGCACACCTTCCAGGTCCTGACGAAGCGCCCGGCTCGGATGATGGAATGGTTCAGGTGGGCGGAACAGGCGATGGAGGGCCGCTATCGCAGGCCTGCAATCATCGGCCATGCCGCTGCCTACATCGTGGGCACGGTCGGCACGAACGTCGACAACGATCGGCTGCACCTGTCTGCCAGCATCTACGCCGGGTTCAACGACTGGCCCCTTCCCAATGTCTGGCTGGGCGTCAGCGTCGAGAACCAGGCCGCCGCCGATGAGCGGATCCGCTTTTTGCTGAAGACTCCGGCCGCCGTGCGGTTCCTGTCCTGCGAACCCCTGATCGGACCGGTCCAGCTTGGCGTCGGCCGACATTTCTTCGACCACGGAATCGGGGCCAAGTCTCGCAACGGGGACGAAACCGATGACAGCTACGCCAACTGCGACCCCAAGATCGACTGGGTGATCGCCGGCGGCGAGTCCGGCCCCGATTCGCGCCCGCTGCATCCCGACTGGGTGCGCAGCCTCCGGGACCAGTGCCAGGCCGCCGGCGTCCCCTTCCACTTCAAGCAGGGTGGCGAATGGTCCTGCGGCGAAATCGTCGACGGCGGCTATCGGAACGTCTGGGGGCCAGAAATCATTACCACGTTCAGCCGCCGTGAGACCGATGGCCGCTTCACCTGGTGGCGAACCGGAAAGAAGGCTGCCGGACGCCTCCTCGATGGCCGCACCTGGGACGAGTTCCCGGCCGGGGTGACCCGATGAGCGCCGCTACCGAATGCCCCGACTGCGGCTTCACCCTCAACCTGCAGGCCGATCGCCCGGCCGAGTGCCTCATCTGCGGCTACGTCGACGACGTCGTCATCGATGAGCGCCAGGTGCCGGTGCCCTGCAAAGCCCGGCGCCGCCGATCCGTACGTCGACGGCCGCCGCCCGTGCCGTGGCGCTACCCCCGCAACAACCGCCCATAGCCCGCATCAATACAGGGTTCCCAATGGCTGAAACCACCCTCGCAGCGGCCGACAACACCACTGTCGACGCTGAGATCGCCCTCCTGAGCGCCGTCCTCACCGACACTGAGGCGCTGCTGAGTGTCGTCGACACCCTGAGCCAGGGCGATTTCTACGACCCGCGGCACGGGGCTGTCTGGGCAGCCATCCAGTCGACCCATCAGGCCGGCATCGGCATCGATACCATCACGATCTCCCGGGTTCTGCGGAAAGCCGAGACCCTCGACGCTGTCGGAGGCATGGCCTATCTCGGCCTCCTGGCCAGGGCCTACCACACGACCGCCATGGTCGAGACCCATGCGGCGATCATCACCGAGCGAGCCCATGCCCGCCGCCTCGACCTGATGATCCAGCGCTGCGGCAAGCTGATCGCTGACGGCACCGCTGCGTCGGTGGTCGAGGCCCAGCTCGCCGACTGGCTGGCATCCCAGGGGCCCATCGGATCATCGCAGGACGTCTTCACCGTCGACGAATGGCTCGCCCGGCCCAAGGCCCCGTGGCTTATCACCAGCTACCTGCCGGCATCGTCGGTCGCCATCATGTACGGCGAATCCACCGCCGGAAAGACCTTCATCGCCATCCGCATGGCCCTGTCCGTCGCCATGGGCTGGCACTTCAGCGGCCAGCCCAACGCCGAAACCGGGCTGGTCATGTACGTCGTCGGCGAGGGCCAGGGCGGTTTCGGCAGCCGCCTGGAAGCCTGGATGAACCACACCAGCGAGCGGATCACGAACCTCCATCTACATGACGGGCCCGTCGACCTCTCCGATCCGACGGCCGTGACGGCGTTCATCGGCAAATGCCGCCGCCTCCCAGAGCCGCTCAAGCTGATCGTCTTCGATACCCTGGCCAAGTGCATGCCGGGCGTCGACGAGAACAGCGCCCAGGAGACCGGCGTCGTCCTCGATGCCCTGGGAATGATCCAGCGTGCGACCGGGGCCACCGTCCTCGTCCTCCACCACACCCAGAAGGCCGACGCCACCAAGTACCGCGGGTCATCGGCGATCTATGCCGGCGTCGACACGGCGATCCTCATCACCCACGAACCCATCTCGGGCATCCGCACCCTGCGCTGCGACAAGATGAAGGACGGCCAGGAGTTCACCGACTGCGACTTCGAGCTCCACCAGGTCGGGGCATCGTGCGTCATGGCCCCCGCCGGCGAGATCACCGGCAAGCGGGTCGGCGGCGAGCGCCAAGGGCGCAAGCGCAAAGCGCTCACCATGATCCAAAAGCGGCTCCTCGACACCTACGCCTACGCCCCAGCCGAGGGCTACTCGAAGAAGGAAGCCCGAGACGTCAGCGACCTCAACTGGAGCACCGTCAAAGACTTCACCGACGCCCTCTTCGACCACGGATACCTCTACATCGTGGGCGGTTCATCAGGGGTCGGGACGCGCTACCGGGCCGCCGAGGATTCCGAGGGACGGAGTTCGAACTCCGTCCCAACTCCGTCCCACTCCGTCCCACTCCGTCCCAAGGATCAGCCTCACCTTTTTGAAGCTCCGTCCCAACTCCGTCCCGACATTTCGACGGATGCCGCAAACCCTGATGGCGACATGAACAATCCGGGACGGAGCACCAACTCCGTCCCAACTCCGTCCCTCCGTCCCACGGCCACCCCGGCAGGGTTGCCGGCGGTACCTCTCCCCCTTAAGGGGGAGGTCCCCGGAAACCCGGAAGCCCGGCACGACGGCGGCCCCCCGATGGACGGCCTGCTGCCGATCAGGCCAGACGATCCCGGCCAACCCCCAGCCCTACAAAACCCGACTTTCGAGGATGAGCTATGACCACCGCCAAGACCCTGCTGCAGGACCTCCGCTCCGCTGGCTATGTGCTGCGGGCTGCCGCCGGCAAGATCAACGTCCAGGGCGACGAGGCCACCGGCCTGGCCATCACGCCGGAGGTTAAGGCCTCGATCCTCGCCAACCGCTCCGAGGTCCTCGCCCTGCTCGAGGCGGAGGAAGCCGAGCGGGTGACGATCGTCTCGGCCCAGGAGTGGATCGACGACCTGGTCGCCAAGGGGCAGCTGCCCGCTCCGGTCGAGCCGCAGCCGTCGACGGCCCCGCTGCCCGATGGTGAGCGCCGACCGCTGCCCGCATCAACGCTGCGCCGCCTGCCCGACCTGGGCATCGTGGCCAGGGTCCACGCCACGGCCGATCGCCTCGGTCGTCTGATCGGGCTGGGCCTCGGCGGCAGCCCTGAGGCCCACTGGCTGGCGGCCGAACGGGCCTGGATCGAGGTCTACCGCCCCGATGCCTGGCGACTGGCGCACCATCAGCCACCGCTGCGGCAGGCGAAGGCCCCGCCCCTGGCCAGCCTGGACCATGTGGCGATCGGCGACATGACGCCGACCCAGCACTGGGAGGCGATCGGCGGCAGCGATGTCGTCGAGGCGATCGACAGCTCGGCGTCCCACAGCCTGCGCCTGGCCGTGATCATGTCTGCCCGGGACGGTCCTGGCAGTGCCGGCGAACGGGACTACCACAGGCTTTGGCGCACATTCACGACAGGAGAAGTGGCATGACGACTGAAACGACGGCCAATCAACGCATCCCCGATGCTCCGGAGTGCCTCACCGATCACGAGATTGACGAGCTCCGGGCGATCAGCAGCACTGATGGTCAGGTGCGCCTCGACGGCGACCAACTGCGGGCGCTCGTCGCGACCCTCGACTTCCTGCAGTCCCGGCGCCAGAGCCTGGCCGATGCCCTCGACGCCGTGCGCCAGCTCTGCAACGAAGGGCACGACGCCGGGTGCCAGTGCAACGAGTGCAAAGCGATGCGGATCGCATCCAAAGCCCTCGCTGGCATCCCGGTCAAACATGCCCCCGAGCCCTTCAGCCCCACCGTGGCGATCCTCGCCCTGACCAAGGCCGTCAACGCCCTGATCCGCAGCAACCCCGGCGAGGCCTGGCAGCACATGCGCCCGCTCGGCGAATTCGGCCAGGAGGTGCGGTGATGCGCAGGAAGCTGGCACGTCCCCGCGTCCGGCGCTCTCCGGACGTGATCATCGCCGAGCTCGAGGCGAAGCTCGAACGGCTGGGCGATCGGTCCGATCGGATCGTCATCCGCCTCGAGCACCTTCGGCGGCGTTACGCCAAGTCGCTCGCCCTCTCCAGCCTGGAGGGTGAGACGGCCGAGGAGCTGGAGGCCCGCATGCAAGCGGTCGGCGAACAGACCCGCCTGCTGCGGACGGCCCTGAAGACCAAGCGGCGGCAGGGAGGGCAGGCGTCATGAAGTCCAGCCAGGAACACGTCACCGCCATGGTCGAGGCCCGCCAGCGGGTCGGCTACACCGAGGAGCGCCCGCGGCAGGTGGCTTACAAGGCCCTCGGCTGCAGCGGCTGTAACCGCCCCTTCGGCGCCGGGCACGACGACTTCTGCCGAGTCCTCGACCCGGGCCCGGAACCTGTTCGACCTGCAGGGCCGATCGCCACGCTCCCGACCGAGCAGCTCTGCGTCGGCCCATGCGGCCAGGTCCTTCCGGCGACGGTCGAGCACTTCCAGCGTGGTGTCCGGGGGAAGCTCTGGCCGATCTGCAAGCGCTGCCACGTCGAGCGGGTCACCGCAGGCCTGCAGGCGGCCAGTTCCCGCCCGAAAGGCCGGTATGGCGATGGTGCGGCGTGACCGGCAACTGCATCAACTGCGGCGGCCTGGTCCTCGGTGGCATGCGGGCCCGCTGCGTCGCCTGCGAACTGGACGCCGGCCTGGTGCTCGCTGTCAACGGCCAGGCCAACTGCCGCAACCTCGCCACCAAGTCCATGTCATGGCGCCCTGCCGAGCGGCGCTTAGTGATCATCCGCATCGAGGAGCCTGTCGCCATGCCTGAAATCCAAGCCTGCCCCATCTGCAAGCGGCCGCAGGGTCAGCCGCACGACGAAGCGTTCTGCACCCCGGAGCGCCGGGCCAATGCCGAGCGGGACCGTCTGGCGATCGACCCGCCGAAGCCGATGGCTGTGCGTTCAGGCCCGCCCCCGTCCCTCGCTCCAACCGAGGCCGTATCCCGTCTGTTCCGAAAGGAGACCCCCATGCCCACCCTCGCCGAAGCCACCGCCGCCCTGGGCCTGCCTGCACCGTCGACGGGTGCACCGGTCAGCGTCGAGCACCCGATCGCTACGGCCGACTGCGGCCACTGTGGCACCAAGCCGATCGGCTTCTTCACGCTCAAGCTGGACGGGAACCCGGGCAAATACTGCGACGCCCACCGCTCGCCCAAGTCCCGGCTGACGCCTGCCGTGTACAAACCCGCCGATTCCGTGAACGAGACGCCGATCGGCACGGTGGCCGCCGACGACCAGGTCGACGTCGAGCAGCTGCTCGCCCGGGTGGGTGACGACGATGAGGACCTCGCCGGCGACGACCATGTGTCACATGAGACTGCTGTGATTGCGGCTCCCGTCATCCCCGACGCCCCCAGTCAGCTGCGCACCTCCGGGCCGAACGGGGATGCGCCTTTGAGCCCGGATCGCCCCCAGTCAGCTGCGCACCTCCGGGCCGAACGGGAGCGCCTGACCGCCTACCTGCAGGACCTCGATCGGCGCATCGAGGAGGCCGAGGTCTTCGAGGTGCTCGCCGGCAAGACGCCGGCCGAGCTGCAGCAGCTGCTGGACGATGCCCGCCGCCAGGCCCGGCTCTGCGAGATCGCCCTGCAGGGGGTGGCTTGATGACGGCGAAGCGGCAGCCGATGACGAAGCTCCGTCATTTCGAGGCCCCCGGCCCCTATGGTCGCGCCCCGTGGTTTATCGGCAAGGGGGCGGCATGACGGTCGTTAAGCACCCCGCCAAGTACCCCGAGGCTGTCCTGCAGGCGGCGGCCAGGTACATCGATATCGTCGACGGCACCGCCCTGCAGGACGGTGTGCTCCGGATCATCGACCCCTTCGCCGGCACGGGCCGGGTGGGTTGGTTGAAGCGCTACATCAGCCACCCGACCCGCATCATCGCCAACGAGATTGAACGGGAGTGGGCGGCCGAAGGCATCCTCAACGGCTGCGACCAGGTCATCGTCGGTGATGCCCGGGCCATACCGTTTGACGTTCTGAACGGTGCCGACGTGGCGTTCTTTTCGGTGGCCTACGGCAACCGGCTCGCCGATGCCGCCAACTGGGCCCCAGGCCGCAAGCATCGGACGTACACCTCGGCCCTGCGGGAGACGGTCGGCGATCCGGAGCGCTGGCTGCAGGATGGCAACGCCGGCGCAATGCAGTGGGGCGACGAGCGCTACTGCGACCTGCATCGGGTGGTATACGGCAGGCTCGGCCACACCAATGGCCTGCAGGGGCGCCATATCATCCGCCCCAACGGCCGACTGGTCCTGTCGATCGCCGACCACTATCGGGACGGCGTGCTCCAGGGCGTCCCCGAGTGGCATGTCGCTGCCTTACTCGCTGCCGGCTTCCGTCTCCTGGACTGGGTCGAGGTCGAGACGCCTCGATACGGGTTCGGGGCCAACGCCGACAAGCGGGCCCCCGAGATGGTGATCCTGTTCGATCGGCCAGCCCCATCATGCCCTTCCCCGGCCTGGTCGTTCACGCCGACCGATCGCCGCCCGGGCCACCTGTGGGACGTGATGCCCGAGGCGCCTCAGCCGGTGCAGCTCTCGCTGCTCGCTGGAGGTGCGCCGTGAGCCAGCAGCTGCAGATCCTCCCCGACTACGAGCTCGCCCACGCCCGGGGCAAGCTCCCCCGCCAGCTCTACAAGGTCGGCGACCTGGTGCTCTGCTGGAGCCAGACATACGCCTACGCCGGCACCGTCGAGAGCTACGGTTGGGAGAGGGTCGCCGGTGGCACCTGGCCGATGTACCGGGTCCGGATCGCACCCCATTGCGCCCCGCTCTATACGCCTGATCGGATGCTGCGTTGCCTGTCGGACAGCAACCTTGACCACGGCAGCTACGAAGTGAGCAAGGTCCTGATTTCGCCGGCCCACCCGCAGGGCGAGATCCTCTGTTTCGGTCACCTCGACCAGGCCGGCGGCTGGGACTTGGAACGCCGGCCGGATCACAAGGTGCTGAGCCACATGCCACGGGTCGACGTCCCCGCTCTTCGGTGCGAGCGGTGCCGGGCCGAAAGGCGGTCGGCATGACCCAGCTCGCCCTCGCCCTCCCTGCGGCCCCTACCTGCAGGGCCTGCGGTCATGGCCTCAAGCGCTCCACGCCTGATGGCCTCGGCCCCGTCTGCCGCAAGCGGGCCAGCGTCATCCAGGCGGCGATCGCCAAGGCCCACGCCGATGGGGTCGGGTTCTGGGCGGTCCTGGCGGCGATCGGGCCCCCTCCCCGGGGCTCACCGCCGAAGCCGCACCCCCGCCAGATACCCCTGTTCGACTGAAAGCGAGACACGACATGCGCAACATCTCCCTCCCCCTCACCGCAGCCCTGGCTGTCTTTGCCGGTCTCCCGGCCCCGGCACCGCAGCCAGACTGGGCCGCCATCTCCGAGGCCAAGCAAGCGGAGGCCGATCGCTTCTATGGCCGCGGCCACAGCGAAGGCCGCAGACCCCTGGGGCACGGCGTCGACAAGCGCCGGGCGAAGCGCAAGGCAGCCCGGAAGGCTCGGAAGGCGGCCCGCTGATGATTGCCGTCGTCCCCATGACATGCACCATCTGCGCCGGCACCGTTTGGTGTTTCCCCGACACCACCGACCCTGTCTGCTCGCACCACTCCGACCTGGCGATCGGACAGGTCACCGTTGAGGGCGATCTCACGCCCGGGGGCCAAGCCATCATCGAGCAGCTCCAACCTGAGGCGCTGCCCGCCTGCCCTGGATGCGGCTGCAAGCCATGGTGGAGCGAGGAGTGGAATTGCTGGGCCAGCGTCCACCCGGGCGGCTGCGGCTGGAGCTACGACGGCGAGACCTGGACCCAGGGGCCCGACGACCAGTACGAGGACCTCGACGATGACCCCTGACGAGATCCAGGTCGGCCAGGTCCTGCAGGGCAAGGGCGCCGACGCCGACAAGCAGCGCCTGGTGACGGCGATCGACGCCAAGCGCCGGGAGGCCGTGACCACCGTCTACCGCAACGGGACGCTCATCGCCGAGGGCAGCGTCATCGGCTTGCACACCCTGGCCCGATGGGCCGACCGCGACATCACACCAGCCAAGGAGACCAACTGATGCCTGATCAGATCCTCGTCCGCACCGAGTGCGGCGTTGACGTCCTGGAGAACCAAGCGATCGTCCTGTCCCTCTGCACCACGCACCACGTTCGGGACGAGCTGCTCAGCCCCGCCACCTTCGGCCCCCTGGCCAAGAGCGGGGAGGGCGCCCGCCTGAGCGGAGCACTGCCGCTCGATGTGGCGATCGGCCTGTTCGAGAAGCTTGGCAAGGCCATTCAGGAGCTGCTCCGCCGGCAGACTGGTGGCCGCTGATGCGCTGCCCTGACTGCAAGATGCACCTCACATACGGCCGCTGCGATCGGTGCCGCCCCACCGCCGTCGCCCAGCGGGTACCCACCACCGGCCTGGTCGACACCCACCAGGTGGACGAGTCCGGACCCGCCGCCGGCGAAACTAGTCCACCGGTCAAATGGGCCGAGTGCCGGAGCTGTGGCTGCCCCGTCTCGAAAATCGAGCCCCTCTGCCGGTGCGACCTGAAGGCGGAGGTCGCCCGCCTCGGCCAGCTCCTGGTGCTGGCCCACGACGAGCTGGAGCGGGTCATCAGCGGCGAGACCTGCTGGTGCTCCGAGTGCGCCCCGTATCGGGCGGCGATCGCGGCGCAGCCGTCATCCGAGCCCAGTCCTTAACCTCTTAACCTTTGGTCACTGACTTGATTACAGCGATTTTCGGGAATTTTGGCGGCGGAAACGACGTGACAGAGCCGGTTCCAGTCCCGGTATCAAATACGACGCCGACAATAGGCGATATTTCGGTCATTCTGCCTATCGTCCAGGATCAGCCATTGGTGGACAAAGTTCGGGCCCTGCTCAAGGCGTTGCCCGACCACCAACGGCTGGTCCTTTTGCGTGAGCACCTCCACGAGCTCGCCGCTCCCCTCGAATGCACGACGTGCGTCGAGCCCATCAAGCAGCGGTATCGCAAGCAGCTCAAGAGCGAGGTCGTAAGGCGATACCGGTCCTGCGATTCCGGCTGCCACAAAGACACGGCCATCCTCGTAGCGGAGTGTGACAATGCGGCTGATTGATGTCCTCTGGAACTACCGGGCCCTGGCGGCCAGGGTCCCCCTCTCCCAATGGCGCTTCCCCTCTGTCGAGGGCGAGGTCGAGTCCCGGACGTGCTGCTACTGCCGGCCCGGACCGGGGCGGGTTCGGGCGAAGGCCTGCACGCACCGCGATCCTGACATGGTGCCGGAGGGTACGACCTTCCTGGCCACCTACCGCCAGGAGCGCCTCGACGATCCCCTGGCGATCGTCGCCCTGAAAGCGGACATCGACCGGCTGATTGATGCCCTGCCCGGCAAGGCCCGAGACATGTTCCACCTGATGTACCGCTGCCCCAAGCCGCTCCGGCGGGGTGAGCCCGAGCCTGATGGCGATCGGCGTCTCGATGCCGTGCGCCGGATGCTCCACATCGCCAGCTGGAGGGTAGCGACCGCCAGCCATGCCAAGCACCTGGCGGAGATGGAGCGGGCCCTGTCCGATTGGTTCCCTGCCGTCCGCCGTCGCGGTGTGTCGGCTGCATGAAGGGCGGCCGACGGTTGCCCCGCAAGCCCGAGGGCTACCCCGGGCGACGGCCCGCACCGAAACGGAAGAAACGAAGGGCTGATGACCATGTATGGCGTCCCAAAAGCTCACCCCGAAGCAGGCGGCGTTTGTCCGCGAATACCTGATCGACCGCAACGCCACCCAGGCAGCGATCCGGGCCGGGTACTCACTTAGGACCGCTAAGAGCACCGGCTATGAGCTGCTGACCTACTGCGAGCCCGTGAAGCGGGCGATCGCCGAAGCCGAGGGCCGCATCGCTGAGGCCGCTGGCGTCACTGCTGTCCGGGTCCTCGAGGAGTTGGCGGCCATCGCGTTCGCCGACCTAAGCCAGTTTGCCGAATGGGGCGGCGTCGTCCCCGAAAAGGTCGACGGCAAGATCGTCAAGAAACCACGCCCGGGCAAACTTCACGACAGCCGGAAGCTCAACACCAGGGCCGTCGCTGAGGTCAAGATCGACCCGAACGGCACCACCACGATCAAGCTGACCAAGAAACTGCCTGCCTTGCGGATGCTGGGCGAACACTTCCGCCTCTTCGACAAGCCGGATCCGACCAAGGCAACACGGAAGGACGATTCGGACTTCGACGGCACGCTTTGGGATGGCGACGACGACGATGACGACGAAGAGTGAGACCCGGCTGGCCAAGGCCCAGGCGTTCGCCCGGCGGTTCGCCCGGAAGATCGCCAAGATCGCCGAGCGGTTCTACCAGGTCGAGATCGCCGCCCTGATCTTTCGCTCGGTGATGCTGCGCCTCGGCCAGACGATCACGATCCTGATCAGCCGGCAGGGCGGCAAGAACGAGACACTGATCAGCTGGGTGATCCTCCCACTGGCCATGCTCTGCCCGGGCATCAAGATCGGGGTGTACGCCCCGACATACTCCCAAGCGACCGACGTCACCATGCGCCGGCTCAAGGCACGGCTGAAGCATCGCAAGTTCGCCGATCGCCTGTTGACCAGCAACGACAAGCTGGTCCAGTTCGTGCTGCCGCCCAAGGCCCGTGGCCCGTTCGCCCACCGCGGCGAGGGGTCGCTGATCGGCGTCTTCAGCCACGACAAGGATTCGAAGAAGGAAGGCTTCACCTGGGACGTGATCGTCGTCGACGAAGCCCAGGACCTGGACCGGGAGGTGTGGGAAGTCGAGATCGAGCCGATGGGCGCCTCGACCAATGCGACCTGCGTCTTCATCGGCACACCCTGGTCGATCGACTGCGTCTTCTACGACAAGATTGATGCGGCGAAGGCAGCCAGCACACACCGGGAGTTCGACTGGCGGGCGGTGGCGAGCTGCTCGGTCGAGTATGCCGCCTTCATCGCCAAGAAGATCGCCGACCTGGGCGAGGACAGCATCGCCTTCCTCACCCAGTACGCCCTGCAATGGGTGAGCGGCGTTGGCAAGTTCTTCGATCCGGACATCTTCGAGGCCCTGGCGGCGATGGATGCCGTCTGGCTCGATCGGCCCCAGCCGGGCCGGGAGTATGCCGGAGGCCTCGACGTCGCCGGCGACGACCCGAACAACACCGGCAAGTCGGATTACACCGTCCTGGCGATCGTCGAGGTGGACCGCTCCCAGGTCCGCACCGCCGACGATCCGCCGCACACCCGCCTGGTCTGTTACGTCGAGTGGCGGGGCAAGGACTGGGAGCAGCAGTACCGGGACATGGTCGCCCTGCTGAACCTGTGGCGGCCGATCAAGACCGACATCGATGCCACCGGCATGGGCGACAGCTTCTCTGACCGGATTGAGAAAGCCGGCTTCAACGTCGAGAAGTTCAAGTTCACCGAGCAGTCGAAGAGCGACCTCGGCCACTACGCCGACCAGGAGGTCGCTGCCCGACGGGCGACCTACGCCGGCACTACCAAGACGCCCGAGCAGGCCGAGAAGCTCAAAGGCTTCAAGCAGCAGGCCAAGGCGCTGATCCGGCAGAACCGGAAGGGCAAGAAGATCGCCTGGTTCGTCCCTGAGGCAAAGGGCCACGACGACCGCATGGCCGCCTGGTTCCTCTCGATCCGGGCCGCCAACACCCAGTCCGCCGCCAGCACGTTGGCGGCAATGACCCGCATGTGAGGACCACGATGGCCGGTTTCGGTTTCCAGACAGGCACTGCCGCACCGGTCCCCGCCGTCCGCAACGACGGCTGGATCAACGTCCTGACGGGCATGGGGATCGCCGGCCGTGATAAGCGGCTGGGCGGCAGCTTTGGCCAGGCGACGGTGCTTGACCGGGTCACGTTGGAGGAGCTCTACCGCGGCGATTCCATGGCGGCGAAGGTCGTCGACCTGCCCGCCGAGGAGATGACCCGGGAATGGATCGAGATCAAGGTCAGCGACGATCCAGAGCAGGCCGAGGAGATCGATGAGGCGCTGAAGAACCTGCACGCCCAGGAGCGGTTCCAGGAGGCGGAGAAGTGGGCCCGGCTGTATGGCGGGTCCGTGATCATCCTCGGCGTCGACGACGGCCAGGAGTTCAATCAACCGCTGAACCTCAAGCAGGTCCGATCGCTCAAGTTTCTGAACGTCCTGGACCGCTGGCAGATCACCCGGGCCCAGGTCTATGAGGACCCGACCCAGCCCAAGTACGGCCAGACGAAGACGTACCGGCTCAACCCCCTTCACGGCGGGCAGGACAACGGCAAGGAGATCCACGAGAGCCGCGTCCTGCGCTTCGATGGCGTCATGCTGCCCGATCGCCTGATGATCCAGAACAACGGATGGGGCGACAGCGTCCTGAACCGCCTCTTCGATGCCATCCAGGGCTACGCCAACGCCCACGGCACGATCCCGACCATCCTGCAGGACTTCGTCCAGGCGGTGTACCGGATCAAGGGACTGGCCACGATGTTGGCCCAGGGCGATGACAAGGCGGTCGTCAACCGCCTGCAGCTGGTCGAGCTCACCCGGTCGATGTTCCGGGCGATCGTCCTCGATGAGGGTGAGGAATGGTCCCGCCAGACGACCACCGTTGCCGGCCTCCCCGACCTGGTCGACCGGACCGAGCGGCGCCTGGTCGCCGAAACCAGCATCCCCCACACGAAGCTGCTCGGCGAAAGCCCGGGTTCGTCGCTGGGTGAGGGCGGGGTCAGCGAGACAAAGGACTGGTACGACAGCGTCTCAGCCATGCAGGAAGCACGGCACCGTGAGCCGCTGACGTACCTGATCAGGGTCCTGCTGGCGGCCCGGCGATCCCTGACGCAAGGCACCGAGCCGGACCAGTGGTCCTTCACCTTCCGCAGCCTGTGGCAGATGGACGCCAAGGAAGATGCGGAGATCCGCAACATCCAGTCCAAGACCGATGAGACCTACATCCGGAGCGGCGTGCTGATGGCCGACGAGGTTGCCGTCAGCCGGTTCGGCGGCGATGGCTGGTCGGCGGAGACGACCCTCGACATGGAGACCCGGGCGGCGGCAGAGGCGGCGGATCCGGCCGAGGACCTCGACGCCGATCCGCCGGCCGAGGATGACGGGAAGGACCCGCCGACGGAGGCCTGATGGACGTCCGCAGCCAGATCCTGCTGCGCCGGCGGCAGATGAAGGCCTCCGGCAAGCGGGTACCCCGCAAGCTGGGGCGCCCGCCGAAGCAGGCCTTCCCCCGCGGCATCGAGCTGCAGTACGTGAAGGCCCTGCGACGGGAGGCGGCGGAGGTCAGGCGGATCATCCTCGAGGAGATCGACCAGGCGCTGCCCACGCTGATCGCTACCGCTCAGCGGAGCCTGCCACGGACGGATGCCCTGTCCGATGACCTCGGCCGCATGACCAATCGGATGCGACGGCGCTGGGCCGAGCGGATCGGCAACATCCGGTCCCTGGCTGCAGCCATCCCGGCGCAGATCAGTGCCTTCAACGCCAATGCCTTCGCCGCCCAGATGAAGACGGTGCTCGGCGTCGACGTCTTCCGGCATGAGCCGTGGCTGGTCGACGAGCTGGCGGACTGGACCAGGGCCAACGTCTCCCTGATCAGCGACATCGGCGATAAGGCGATCGGCAACGTCGACCGCATCGTCACCGACAGCGTTCGCCGCGGCCGGCTGACCAAGGAGCTCGAGGCCAAGGTCCAGGCCGAGCTGGGGATCGCCGACAAGCGGGCGGCCCTGATCGCCCGGGACCAGACCGGCAAGCTCAACGGCCGGCTGACCATGCTGCGGCAGCAGGACATGGGCATCCGGGAGTACATCTGGCGGGGCACGCTCGACGAGCGGGAGCGCCCCACCCACGTCGCCCTGGAAGGGCAGCGCCGGAAATGGTCCGAAGGGATCATCCCCGGCGAGGAAGTCCTGTGTCGGTGCACCGCTGAGCCGGTGCTCGACGAGTTCGCAGACCTGATGTGAGGAGACCACGATGGCACACCCCTTTGACCACGTCATGCCGACGCCCGAGCAGCACGCAGCCATGACGGCGATCGGCGAGGCCTTCAAACCGGCCCTGGCCGCCCTGGAGGCTATGCCGCCCAGCCGTCACCGCTCGCTGGCCCTCACCGACCTGGAGTCCGCCATGATGTGGGCCAAGCGGGGCGTGATGTTCCCGCCCACCCAGGGTGATCGGTAAGCCATGACCAGAGTCAACCGCTTCGATCGTGGCCAGATCCGGGCCCCGGTCCGAACGCCTCAGGGCTACCTCAAGCTGGACGCCGTTGCCACCCGCACCGGCGTCTTCGTCTATGCGAACCCCGACGGCTCGATCCGCCGGGAGCTCCGGCATCCGGACGAGGTTTTCCACCCCGACAGCATGGCCAGCCTGGCGCAGGTGACGGTCACCGACCTGCACCCGCCGGGCCTGCTCGATGCCAGCAACACGGCCCAGTACGCCCGGGGCTTCACCGGCGAGACGGTTACCCGTGAGGACCGGTTCCTCACGGTGCCGACGGTCATCACCGACCAGGCGCTGATCGCCGACGTCGAGGCCAAGCGCAAGCAGGAAACCAGCTGCGGCTATTCCTGCGCCCTGGTGATGGACGCCGGGGTATTCGAAGGCGAGCGCTACGACGCCCGCCAAACCAACATCCGTTACAACCACCTGGCCGTCGTCCCCCGAGGGCGGGCCGGTCCTGACGTGCGACTGCGGCTGGATGCCGCTGAACAGGTGACAGACAGCGAAGGCGACCATGCGGAGGTACCGCCAGTGATCAAGATCAACATCGACGGGGTCGAGTACGAGGTCAGCGAAGCGTTCGCCGCCGCCTACTCCGCCCAACGGCGGGCCGACACCGTGGCCCTGTCTGCCGCCACCGAGCGTGGCGACAAGGCCATTGCCGACGCCAAAGCCGCCACCGAACGGGCTGACGCCATCCAGGCCAAGCTCGACGCCGCCGACGAGCAGCTGAAGGCCCGGACCGACGCCGACCTGCCGGCCATGGTCAAGGCTCGTCGTGGCCTGGAGCGCAGCGCCGCCAAGGCCCTGCCGGACGATACCAAGTTCGACGACATGACGGACTCCCAGATCAAGCTGGCCGTCATCGCCGCTGTCTCGCCCGAAGCCAAGATGGACGGCAAGAGCGAGGCCTACATCGATGCCCGCTTCGATGCGGCGATCGAGGTGGCCGAGTCCCGCACCGATTCCACCGATGACCTCCGCAAGGCCGCCGGCGACGCCAAGCGGTCCGATGCTGGCGCCGACCGGGCCGACGCCGCCCGCGACAACATGATCAAGCGCAACAGCGAGGCCTGGAAACAGCCTCTGAATGACAAGGGGGGCAAGTAAGCCATGAGCCAGACCAGCTACTCGCAGTACTATGCGGCGGCCATCGCTGGCCTCCTCGCCGACATGGGCAACCGGGAGGTGCTCAGCCGCAAGGCCGAGGGCACGATCGCCTTTGGCACCGGCCTGGTCCGGGCGGCCGAGAACGCCAACACCGAAGCCGTTCGGAACCCGGTGCCGAACATCAACCTGCTCACCTTCAGCGCCGCCTTCACCACGGACAACGTGTTCAACGGCGACCTGCTCGGCGTCGCCCTCGGCCCGGTCACCTTCGACACGTCCAGCGTGGCTACGATCAGCCTGATCGCCGCTGCCATGGCGAGCGTCGACGGCATTGCCAGCGCCACACCCGGCACCAACTCGATCACGATCACGGCTGACCCCGGTGTGAATGCCCTGCTCGAAAACATGACGATCACGGACGGCGCTTCACAGGCGACGATGACCCAGGCCAAGACCACGGCCGATGTCTTCGCCGGCGCTGCCGTCGCCCAGGGGCACGTCGAGCAGAGCGCCTCTGGCGTTGCCCAGTATGCGGTCGGCGATGCCGTCAACCTCCTGTCGCGAGGTCGGATCTACGTCCCCGTCGACCAGACCGTCACCCCTGCCGACACGCCCCACCTTCGGTACACGGCGGGCGCCGGTGCGTCGGTCGTCGGGTCGTTCCGAAAGGACACCGACAGCGGGAAGGCCATGGCGCTCACCGGCTGCCGGTTCGTCCAGGGCGCCACCGCCGGCGGCCTCGCCATCCTCGAAATCAACCTGCCGTAGGAGGGCATGATGAAGACCAAGACCATCCAGAGCGTCAACCTGGACGCCAACGAAACCATCTTCTTCGCCCGTGAGCTGGAGAGTATCAAGGCCAAGTCCTACGACGTGGTCTATCCCCAGCTCAAGGCCCGTGTCCTCATCCCGGTCAGCCATGATGCCGGCCCTGGCGCCATGTCGATCACGTACTACCAGTACGACTCGGTGGGCGTCGCCAAGATCATCAGCTCCTACGCCAAGGATCTGCCCCGGGTCGACGTGAAGGGCGAGTCGTTCACTTCGACCATCAAGAGCATCGGCGCCTCATACGGCTACAACGTCCAGGAGATCCGGGCCGCCCAGATGGCCGGCAAGCCTCTGGAACAGCGGCGGGCCAACGCTGCCCACCAGGCGGTTGAGCAGGAAATCAACCGTATCGGGTTCAACGGCGACACCGAGCACGGCCTGCAGGGCCTGATCGGCCACCCGAACATCACGACCGACACCGTGGCCGCTGACGGTGCCGGCGGCGGTGGCAGCCAGACGGAGTGGGTCAATAAGACGGCTGACCAGATCATCCGGGACATGAACGACCTGGCCAATGGCATCGTGGACCTGACCAACGGCGTCGAGATCCCCGACACCCTGGCCATGCCGATCGCTCAGTACAGCTACATCGCCAGCACGCCCCGCAGCTCGACCAGTGACACGACCATCCTGGACTTCTTCCTGAAGAACAATCCGCACATCAAGGAGGTCACCTGGTGCGTCGAGCTGAAGGGGGCCGGCACCAGTGGCGTCGACATCATGATCGCCTACAAGCGTGACCCCGATAAGCTCACGCTGGAGATCCCCCAGGAGTTCGAACAGTTCCCGCCCCAGGAATCCGGGCTGGAGTTCGAAGTCCCCTGCCACGCCCGGTGCGGCGGCGTCATCGTCTACTATCCGCTGTCCATCAGCGTCGGGGAGGGCATCTAACCATGGCATTGGTCCGATACAACGGCCTCAACATCTACCGGGCCGAGGGGCTCAAGTTCATGCCCGGCATCAATCAGCCGGACGATGAGGCCCTCCGGCGGGCCGGACGCAACAAGCTCCTGGTCGGCCGGTTCGAACGGCGGGAGCTGACCTTCGTTAACGGCCAGACCTGGGCCGAGTTCATCGCCGGCCCCGAGCCGAAGCCCGAGCAGTCCGGCGGTGAAAACCCTGTGGTCGGCGCTCCCGCTCCCCAGGGCGGCAAGCCGCAGGCTGAGTCGGAGCTGGCCAAGCTGAACGTCAAGGATGCCACTGCCCTGATCGAGCAGACCGTCGACGGCGATCTGCTCGCCAAGTGGCAGGGCGAAGACCAGCGGAAGGGTGTGCAGGACGCCATCACCAAGCGTCTCGAAGCCCTGGACCCGACCAAGAAGCCTGCCAACGTAGGCGAGAACCAGTAGGAGCCCGCCATGGCCTCGATCCGCGAAATCCTCTTCGACATCGCCCCGGAGTTCGAGACGGTGGACGCTGCTGCACTGGCCCGTGTGGACCGGTTCATCGAGCGCGCCGCCGGCGAGATCAACCGGGGTGTCTGGGGAGCCAAAGCGGACGAGGCCACGGCCCTCCTGGCTGCGCACAAGCTGACCCTGCGGGGGCGGATCGGCAACGCTGCCGGCCCCGTCGTCAGCCGGAAGAACGGTGACTTCTCCGAGAGCTACGCCGCACCGCAGGGCAGCGGGGCCGACAGCAGCACCTCCTACGGCACCGAGTTTGCCCGCCTGCGGGGCACCCTGGCCATCACGCCGATCGTCCTATGAGCAGCTACGTCCGCGACACCGATCGAGGCTGGAAGCGCATCGAGCGGGACCTGATGAAGCTCGCCGAGCTGGAGGTCGTCGTCGGCATCCAATCCGACGCCCCTGATCCCGAGGGCGCCGACGGCATGAACATGGCGGGGCTTGCCACCGTCCACGAGTTCGGCACCGACATGGCAGGCAAGAACCACGACATCGTCATCCCGGAGCGGGCCCCGCTGCGCAAGACCTTCGACACCGAGCAGGCGAATTTCGAGGAAGCCGCCCGCCGCGTCGTCGGCCTGGTCATGGATGGTCAGCGCACGCCCGAGGGCGCACTCGGCCGGCTCGGCCAGCTCGTCGAGATCAAGATCAAGAAGACCATCCAGGCCGGTCTCTCCCCGGGCCTGGCCGCCAGCACGATCACGAGGCGGATCAAGAGCGTCAAGGGCAAGGCCAAGCGCCGCCGGGCCCGCAAATCACAGAAACCGCTGCTGGATACGGGGGCCCTGCTGGGCGCCATTCGCTACGTCGTCCGACCCAGGACCCAGGGAGATACGCCATGAGCCTGCTGGGCGAAGTCCCTGTCACCATCTCCCGGCCGGCGCAGGGAGAGTATGTCGACGGTCTTTGGACCGAGCTGACCTCGCCTGCCACGCTCATCCTTCCCCTGTCCATCCAGCCGCTGAAGGGCCGGGAGGTCGATCGCCTGCCCGAAGGCCAGCGGACACGGGGCCCGATGTGGGTCTACTGCGAGTCCGAGCTGCGCCCCCCCAACGAGGACCTGGGCATAAAGGGCGATACCTTCGCCTGGTCCGGATGCACCTACGAAGTCGGCAGCGTCGAGGACTGGACGATGTTTTCCCCGGCCCACTACAAGGCCCTCGCCCTCCTGGTCGAGCCCGACGAGGAGTAGCCCATGCCCATCGAACGGGACCCGATCCGCAGTGCGCTGCGGGCCTGGGTCTTACAAGTCACGGCCCTGTCCGACGGCAAGGTCATCTGGGCCCGCCAGAACGCCCCGCGCCCCAAGCCGCCGTATGTCCTCCTCAACGACCGGGTCGCCCTGGCCCGGGTGGGCCTCGGTGATGAGGAGCGGCTGACCAACACCCCGGGCGAGATCCTCCATGTCGGTCAGCGCCGCATGACGCTCTCCGTCAACGTGTACGGCTTGGACGCCCACAGCCTGGCCGAGCAGATCCAGGAAGGCCTCGAACTGTACTCCGTCAGGGAGCTGCTCACCGATGCCGGCCTGGCCGTCATCGACCGCGGCCAGGTCCTCGATCTGTCGGGCCTCCTGGAAGCGAACTTCGAAGAGCGCTCCCAGCTGGACGTCATCTTCGGCCTGACCAGTACCCAAAGCGAAAACGTCGGCTGGATCGAGAGCGTCGAGACAACCGGCACCTACAACGCCGGGGGCGATCCCCCGGGCCTGATCACCGTCATCGACGACATAGGAGGGGCCTGACGTGCCTTTGAGCGAAATCTTCACGGTCAGCATCAGCCAGGAGACGCAGTCCATCAGCGCTGCGGGCTTCGGCGTGCCGCTGATCCTCGGTGCCACGGTGCCGATCGGCGGCACCTGGACGGAGCGCCTGCGATTCTACGCCTCCATGGCCGAGGTCGGGGATGACTTCCTCGCTGGTGACCCGGAGTACGATGCGGCCGCCGCCGCCTTCTCCCCCGACATCAAGCCGGCCCGCATCGCCATCGCCCGCCGCGAGGCGGCCGTGGCCAAGGTGCAGACGCTGACGTTGGCGGCCGACCTGGTCGCCGACAACACGCTGAGCATGACCGTCAACGGTGAAACCGTCGAGGAGACTTACGCCTCCAGCCATCAGGCGACCATGGGGGCGCTGGCAACGGCGATCGCTGCCATCGACGGCGTGGCGTCGGCCGTTCTGAGCAGCACGCCCTATCGGGTCATCACGGTCACGGCCACCGCTGGGCGCACGTTGACCCTGGGCCCCGTGACGATCACGGGCGGAGCCGGCCAGACGACGGGGGCGATCGCCACGTCGGAAGCCGGCCGCACCATCTCCGACGACCTGACGGCCATCCAGACCGAGTCCGACGCCTGGTATGCCCTGCAGCTCGCAGCGCCGACCGACGCCGACATCCTGACGGCCGCCGCCTGGATCGAGCCCCGACAGAAGATCTTCCTCGTGGTCCTCGATGCCGCCGGCGTCATTGCCAGCACAACCACCGACGTGGCGGCCGTGCTGGATGCCCTCGGCTACAACCGAACGGGCTACGTCTACCACGACGATGCGGGCACGTTCCCGGACGCTGCCTGGCTCGGCCGCTGTCTGCCGCTGGACCCCGGCACGGAGACGTGGGCTTTCAAGACCCTGACCGGCGTCACGGCCGTGGCGATGACCACGACTGAGGTCACCAACGCCGAGAGCAAGCACTGCAACACGTACCGCACGCTGGGCGGCGTCGACGTGACACTCCAGGGCTACATGGCCTCCGGCCGGTTCATCGACCAGGTGCGTGGCGTCGACGCCCTGCAGGCCCGGATCGAAGAGGCGGTCTTTGGTCTCCTGGTCCGTGTCCCCAAGGTCCCCTTCACCGATGCCGGCGCCACCCTGGTTGAGGCTGAGGTCCGCAAGGTTCTTTTCAGCGACGAATTCAGCAAGCCCGAGGGTGGCCTGATCGTGCGGGACTCGATCGTCATCACGGTGCCCAAGGTCAAGGACATCAGCACCAACAACCGGGCCCTCCGGCGCCTGCCCGGGCTGACCTTCAGCGGCGACTTCCAGGGCGCGATCCACGGCGGCGGCATCAGCGGCACCCTTTCGGTCTAGGAGGCGAACAGTGGTCAAAACCTACGATTCCAACAAGGTCGTCGTCACCTACGGCGGCCATATCGTCAGCGGCTTCACCGACGGCGGCAAGGTCAAGGTCGCCAATAACTCCCAGGACTGGACGCTGCAGATGGGCACCGACGGCGACGGTACCCGCTCCAGGTCGAATGACGAGAGCGCTCAGGTCACCCTGATGCTCAAGGGCTCCAGCAAGAGCAACGACGTCCTCTCCGGGTTCCGCCTGGCCGACAAGCTGACCGGTGCCGGGGTGCTGCCCCTGCTGATCAAAGACCTGCAGGGCATCACGGTCTTCTCCGGGCTGTGCTGGATCCAGAAGGCCCCCGACACCGAGATCGGCCGGGAAAACCACGACTTCGAGTGGGTGCTCGAAACCGACAAGCTCATCAGCGCTCACGGGGGTATCTAAGCCATGGCCATCGAATCGCAAGAGGTCAAGATCGGCTCGACCACCTACACCATCAACCAGCACGGTCCGGACGAGGGCGACGAGATCGTGGCCTACCTCGCCAAGATCGCCGGGCCCGTCGCTGCCGCCATGCGGGGTGCCCTGGACACCGAGGTGGTATCGCCCGATTTCGGGCGGATGCTCAGCGGTGCCCTGGCCAACCTCAACGGCAAGGAGCATGCCAAGTTCATGCGTCTGCTGCTGAGTACGAGCGCGGCGGACGGGCTGCCGCTGGGCGGCCCCGGCTATGACGCCCACTTCATCGGGCGTTTGGGCGAGCGCTATCAGCTGGCGGCCCAGGTGATCAACTTCAACGGTTTTTTCGAACTCGTCGCAGCGCTCGGCGGCTTCCTGCAGCCGTCGGGCCAGACGACATCGACTGCCGCCCAGACCTGAAGTGGCGCAAGTGGCGGTGCGTGGTCGATCGCATCGCCACCCTGCAGGAAATCGAGACCCACTGGAGCTGGCTCGACCTGCAGCTGGCGAACGAGGCATTGGATATCCGCAGTGAGGCCGACGTCCTCGTGGCGGAACGGAGGGAGGGTAACCGCTGATGGTTGGCAGCTTGATCGTCCGCGAATTGTTGACCAAATTTGGCTTCCAGGTCGACAAGAAGCAATGGGACAACATCAACGCCGGCCTGGGCAAGACCAAGGGGCTGAGCGAAGAGGCGGCAACCAGTTTCGTCGATCTGGGCAAGAAGATCGCCCAGATGAGCCAGGCGGCCGCCACCGACATTCGGCACATCGACGAGCAGACCAAGATCTTCGGCGGCGAGATGGAGGCCAACCGGGCGAAGGCCGATCGCCTCAAGCAGGCCATCGTCGCCCTCACCGAGCAGGGTGTGAAGGCAAACGATCACCGCCTCCGGGACCTGATCGCCGACTACCGCAAGTACAACACCATCGCCGGCGAGGCGGAGAAGAAAACCGACTCCATGGCCGTGGCCTTCTCCGGGGTCAAAGGCAAGCTTCTGGCGATCGGCGGCAGCTTGCTCGGCGGGGCTGCCCTGAAGAAGGGCTTCGACATCTTCTCCGACTTCGACGCCAAGCTGCGCGAGGTCTCGGCTCTGACCCAGGAGACGGCGCCGAACCTGGCGAAGCTCCGGGAAGCGGCTCTCAGTCAGGGCGCTGACAGCGGCATGGGCGCCCGCCAGGCGGCCGATGGCCTGATCGAACTGTCGTCGGCTGGCTTCACGGCCAACGAGCAGCTGCAGACCCTGGCCACCACGATGAAGCTGGCCCGGGCCGGCAACGTCGAGGTGGGGGCGGCGGCCGAGTTGCTCGGCGGCACCCTGCGGCAGTTCAACCTGCCCGCCACCCAGGCCGGCGTCGTCGGCAACGTCTTGGCCCAGGCGGCGGCCGACAGCGCCGTCAGCATGAAGGACCTGGCCTACACCATGAAAATGGGGGCCACGACAGCATCGGCGACCGGGCAATCCCTCCAGGAGGTCGCCACCTTCGCCGCCGTCATGGGCAACCGCCTGATCCGGGGCGAGCAGGGCGGCACGATCCTCCGGGGCGCCCTGACCGAGCTGCTGAAGCCGACCAAGGAACAGGCGTCTCTGCTGGAAAACCTCGGCGTGAAGCTGGTCGACGTCAGGACGAAGGCTATGCTGCCGCTGTCCAAGATCCTCGACCAGTTGCGCACCAAGCTCGGCAAGTACGGCGCTGCGCAGCGGGTGGCCATGCTGACGACCATCTTCGGCAAGGAGCCTCTCGCCGGCATCTCGGCTGCCCTGAACATCAGCAGCGAGGCCTACGAAAAGCAGCGCAAGTCGATCATGAACGCCTCTGGCGCCCTGGACGACATGACCGGGCGCATGGATGCTGGCCCCAAGGCTGCATTGGGGCGGCTGGCGGCGACGATCGAAGACTTGGCCACTCGTGTACTGGATAAGTACGAAGTCGAGATCACGGGCGCCATCAAGGGCACTGACGATTTCTTTAGGTCCCTGAATGGCGACGGCAAGAAGCCTGACGGCCCATTTCTCGCTATTGGTGAAGGCATTCAGACCGTCACCCCGCTGATCATCAACATGGGCAAGTCCCTTTGGGCTGCCTTCACAAGTCAGCCTGTTCAGGACTTCCTGACGGCCACTATCCGAATCTTCGGGGCTGTCCTCACCTTTGTCGGGCAAACCCTGGGGAACATCCTCGGCCTGATCGCAAATTCCGTTATCAACTGGAACCATCCGATCGAGAACTTCAAAATCTTCTTCTCGGATCAGTTCCAGTCGATCTATGACTTCGTCGTCAAGATCATCGACCAGATCACTGGATACGTCGAAAGGTCTTTCCAGGGAGGATGGCTCGGGAAACTGGCTGGCTTGGTGCGAGATGCTGCCGGCCTTGATCACGCCGGCAATGCTGCCGAATCCTCGTTTGGCTCCAAGCCGGGGCCAGGTAACGGTCGCACCCAGCACAACACGATCAATCAATACCTGACCGATCCCAAGCAGGCCAAGCCGGCGACACATGCTGCGACATCTGGAGCCAAAAGTGGCTTCGACGCCGCACAGGTGAAGCGCCTGGCCGGACCAGGAGGCCATTGATGGCAGGGTGCACGATCATCTTCAGCAAGGACAACGCCTCGCTGGCGATCGACGCCACCCTGGCCCAGGACCACGGCGCCAGCGGCGAGGCGACAAAGCACAAGGTCGAGACAGGCGCTGACATCAGCGACTACATCAACCCGCAGCCGGACACGCTGACCCTCAGCGGGATCATCGCCGCCTACCCGATCCGGACGCCTCTCGACCTGCTGTCTCCGCCACTTGGCGCTCTCTTCGGCCAAGTGGCGGAGAAGAACACGCCAAACCGCCACGTCGAGGCCTATGACCGCATCAAGGATGCGATCGCCGATGGCGAGCTGGTGAGCGTGCTGACCGGCCTGGAAATCTACGATGACATGGCCATCCTCAACATGGCGTCGCCGCGACGCCCTGAAACAGGGAATGACTTCGTCTTCACCCTCCAGCTGCAGAAGATGCGGTTCGCCACGTCGGAGACGGTCACGGTGCCGAAGGGAGCGATCGCCGCCGCATCCCTGCCGTTGGCGCAGAAAGCGTCACATCGGGGCAGGCGGCCTAAGAAGCCAGCTCGGCCCGGACTGGGGGTGCCGTAGTGGCCGTGTACGAATTGCCGATCGACTCGGCTGACCCGGCCTACGACGTCGACGCAGACATGGGCGGGACGCTCTACCGGCTGGCGATCGCCTGGAACACACGGGGCAAGTACTGGACCCTGAGCATCAGCCTGACCGACGGCACGCTGCTCGTCGCCGGGATCAGGCTGGTTCCCGATTACGAGCTGCTTGCCCGGTTCAACGATGCCCGCCTGCCGGTTGGCCGGTTGGCCTGCGTCGACCTGACCGGACGGGGCGATCCGCCGACATACGAGGACCTGGGTACCCGGGTGGTAATGGTGTACGACGATGGCCTCGCATGAGCTGTTCGGGCGCAAATGGCGGGTGACGATCGGGCCACCCGGTGGGACCGGCAGGTCATGGTCGGACCTCGACATCCGGTTCCTCGTCGAGAAGTCGGGCGCCAGCACGCCAAACAAGCTCAAGCTCAGCATCTTCAACCTCTCGAAGGACTCTCAGCAGTTCATCGAGAAGAAGGGGATGGCCGTCATCGTCGAGGCCGGCTACGGCGGCGAGTTCGGGCAGATCTTCACCGGCTCGCTGGAGCTCGCCAGCCACGAGAAGGGCGGCAACCACGGCCAGAAGAAGGGCGAGCGACTGAAGGACGGCCCTGACTGGCTGACGGAGATCGATGGCCTCGACGGAGCCAAGGCCTGGCGCACGGTGATGCACGAGAGCTTCGCCCCTGGTAAGACGGAGGCCGAGGTCCTGCGGGCGATCGCCAAGAAGATGGGCCTCACGCTGGGCACGCTGAAGGGCCTGAGCGACGAGCCCTTCCGGCAGGGCCGGCAGCTGAGCGGCGCCGCCCGCTTCCAGCTCGATGCCCTTTGCAGGTCCCGGAAACTCCGCTGGTCGATGCAAGACGGTGTCCTGCAGGTCCTACGGCTTGGCGCCTCCACCGGCAGCGAGGCGGTCTTGCTGACTCCCGAAACCGGCCTGGTCGGGTCACCGGAACGGACGGAAACCGGGCTCAGGCTGACGAGCCTGCTGCGGCCGAGCATAAACCCGGGCCAGCTGGTCAAGGTCAAAAGCCAGGACATCGACGGCCTGTACGTCGTCGAATGCCTGAAGCACGAGGGCGATAGTGCAGGTCAGCCCTGGTACACGCACATGGACGTCATCAAGGGGACCTGATCATGGCTGACGCGGCGGTCGACATCGAGCGGGATCCAGACGAGTTCGAGGCGATCACGGCCGTCGTCGAGAGCATGCTGATGGAGGTGCACACCGCCATCCCCGGCATGATCGAGAAATGGGACGCCGCCACGCCTGGGGTCGCCGACGTCTCCGCTGTCATCCAGCGGGTGTACTACGGCGCCGGCGACGATGGCGAGGACCTGGTCGTCGACCAACCGGTGATCACCAACGCCCCGATCGCCTACCCGCGCGGCGGCGGCTTCGTCATCACGTGGCCGCTGCGGAAGGGTGACCCTGTCCTGCTGGTCTTCAGCCAGCGGTCCCTCGATGCGTACCTGGAGACGGACGGCAAGACGCACCACGACAGCGGCGACGACCGCAAGCACAACATCTCCGACGCCATCATCATCCCTGGCTTGTCCACGACCAAGGCGCCGATCCCCATCGCCCACGCCACCGACCTGGTGCTCGGCCTCGAGGACGGGAGCGGCGAGCTGCACATCAAACCCGATGGGTCGTTCCGGCTGGGGACAGGGGCGGCAGCGAAAGGCCTGGCGATCGGCGAGAAGGTGGATGCCAGGCTTTCAGCGCTCGAAGAGTTCGCCGCCACCCACATGCACCCGTCGGCAGCCCCGGGGCCGCCGAGCCCGGCAATCCTGCCCGACCCATTCATCCCGCCGGTCGGGGAGACCACGGCCAGCACGAGGGTATTCAGCGATGCGTGATCTGAAACTAGATGCCAACGGGGACGTCGCCATCGAAAGCGGTGGCGGCGTTGTCGTTTCAGGGCGTGATGCCATCGCCCAGCGCCTGCGTGTCCGCCTGCGGATGTTTCGGGGCGAGTGGTACCTCGACGAGCGGCTCGGCATCGACTACTTCGGCCAGGTCCTCGTCAAGAGCCCCGACCTGCAGGTGGTCGCCTCGATCATCAGGCGGGCGATCCTCACGACCGAGGGCGTAATCCGCCTGACGTCCTACGCGCAATCTCTGGACAAGGGCTCTCGCCGCCTGTCTGTGACCTTCTCCGCCGTGACGACGACCGGCGAGCCGCTGACCATCACCGAGGAGGGCCTGGGGGCATGACGACATACGGGTTGACCCCTGAGGGCTTCACGCGCAAGCGGCTCCCCGACATCCTGGACGAACTGAAGGCAGCCTATCGAGGCGCCTTCGGTGACGACGTGCTCGTCGACGGCGAGTCGGTCTTCGGCGAGCTCATCGGGATCAAGGCAGAGCCCCTGGCGAAGCTCTGGGAGCTGGCCGAATCGGTCTACCTGTCGGCATACCCGGACAGCGCCGAGGGCGTGCCGCTGGACAACGCCGTAGCGATCACCGGTCATGCCCGGCTCGCCGCTCGCTACTCGACGGCGACGGTGACCTGCGCGACGACTGGGGCGACCCCCGTTACGCTGCCGGTCGGGCGCCAGGTCAAGGTTCCGGGCACCGGGGCAACCTTCGAGACGCTGGCGAAGGCAATCATCCCCGCCGGCGGCAGCATCGACGTCGACGTGAGGGGCATCGACACGGGCCCCCTCGAAGCGCCGTCAGGGACCATGACGGGGATCGTCACGCCGGTCTCTGGGTGGACCAGCGTCACCAACGCAGCGGACGCCATTGTGGGCCGGGACATCGAGACCGATGCCGCCCTGCGCATCCGCCGGGCTGATGAGCTGGCCACGGCCCAGGGCGGCACCATCGCCGCCATGGAGGCCCGCATCCCAGCGCTGGTGGATGGCGTCACGTTCTGCGCCGTCGACGAAAACCGCACGGATACGACCAACGGCGACGGACTGCCCCCTCACAGCGTCCATGTCGTCGTCATCGGGGGCAGCGATGCCGACGTGGCGGCCGCCATCTGGCGGACCAAACCGGTCGGCGCCAACACCCACGGCGACGAGTCGGCGGTGATCGTCGACAGCGGCGGCAACAGCCAGACGATCTACTGGGACCGGGCGACTGTGGTCCGCATGTACCTGATCGTCAATGCCACCGTCGACGGGACGTTCCCGTCCGACGGCGATGATCGGATCACGGCCCTGTTGGCTGCCTACGACGGCGACCTCAGCAACGGCGACGACGTCATCAACTGGCGGCTGATGGCCCAGCTCGACGGCATTCCGGGGATCACCGACCTGGAAATCCTGCAGGGCAAGAGCACCCCGCCAACACTCAGCAGCAACACGGCGATCGCCGCCAACGAGCGGGCCAGCATCGCCGCCGCCGACATCACCGTCAACACCAGCCCATAGGAGGGGTCATGAGCGCCATCAACACACCGGGGCAGCTGCGGCTCACCCACACCATCACCGTGGACAAGATCGATGCAGCCACGGGGCAACACGTCGGCCAGGTGACGCAGGCCAGCGTCATTGAGGGCCCCGCTGCCCTGCTGGCGTTCAACGAGGCTCGGGGGGCTCAGGGGCTGCCGCCCGTCACTGAGGACGAGGCCCGCCAGATGATCGACAACCAGACGGAGGACGAATAAATGGCCGGTGGACTGACGAACGCTTTTCTGACCGAGATGGCGAAGTGGGCGATTGCCGAGAGCGCCCCGACCCAGTGGAGCAACGCCAACGCCTATCTCGGCGTCGGCGACAGCAGCACGGCCTATGCCGCAGCGCAGACCGACCTGCAGGCGTCGACGAACAAATTGCGCAAGGCCATGTACGACGGCACGTTCCCATCCCGTTCGGGGCTGGCGCTGACATTCAAGTCGAAGTTCCTGGCCGCCGAAGCCAATTTCGACTGGAACGAAGTCGCGTGTTTCAATGCCAGTAGCTCTGGGACCATGCTGTACCGCGACGTGCTGACCTCGTTCTGGACGAAGCCAAACACGCAGGAATGGCATCTGACGAGCGTTCTGACCCTGTCGGCGGCGTAGGGGCATGTCGTCGACGACGATCAACGCATCGACGACTGGCTACGTCGATTACAGCGGGACAGGATACCCTCCGTCGTATAACGCTGCCATTGCCAACAACGATCCATACACATCCAGATCCAACACAGGATCAGGTCAGTATGACATTTGCGTCGGCCTATTGAATTTCAACACGTCCAGCTTGGGAGCAGGCGCCGTCGTGACGGCGGCTACGCTGAAACTGTGGACCTACCTCCAAAATAATGCCGACAGTCTCAACCTCAACGCCGACTATTACAACTGGGGAGCATCACCGGATTCGACTGATTTTGCGAACCCGGTAGGCACTGATGCCGGGTCAAAGTCTCTTGCCACGCTGGCATATGGGGCATATACCAGCATCACGCTCGGGAATTTGTCAAATATCGACGTTTCCGGGACGACGTACATCCGAATCGGCGTCAGCGGCGCGTCACCATCCGGGATGAACGACGTCATTACCTATGGGTATGACAAAGCTAACCCGCCGCAACTAGTTATCACCTACACCGACCCGCCGGTCGCCAAGTCTCACAGCCTGACAGGCGGCATTGCCTGCAACATTGCGGAGTCGGTCACAGCGATCAACTCGCACGCCCTGTCAGCCGCGATGGCAGGCAGCACAGTGAACACCGTCGACTCTGTCACGGCCCACGCCCTCACCGCTGGCATTGCTGGAAGCATAGACGAGTCGGTCACCGCCCTGTCATCCCACACGCTGACGGCAGGCGTCGGTGCCAACGCATCCAACGACATCACCGCCCTGTCTGACCACGCCCTGGCGGCCGGCATCGCTGCCGAGGTCACCAACAGCGTCGAGGTACCCCGGTTGTCGGCCGTCACCGGGGGCATCGCTGCGGCGGTGGCCAACACCATCACGGCGACGACGACAGTGGTCCTGCCGATCGCCAAAATCGCCGACCACACGGCCCAGGCCCTTGACCGACTGGCGGAGCAGTTTCGCTGATGGCTAAACCCAAACTCGGTGCGCTGATCACCGCATTCACCGACCAGGTTCAGGCCCTGGAAACAGCCCTGTATGACATGATCCTCGGTCGCTCCGTAGGCTGGGCCACCGGGGCGACGCTGGACAAGGTCGGCGGCATGGTGGGCCGGCCCCGCCCGGCATACGGCCTGGCAGCGACCGACGACCGGGCGTACCGGGCCCTGATCTATGCCCAGATCATCGCCAATACCAGCCACGGCACGCCGGAGACGGTCTACAGCCTGATGCGGTTGCTGGGGGCGACGGCAATCAGCCTGGCCGAACCAGGGGACTACGTCCTGATGATGCAGTTTTCCGGCGACATGCTGCTGGACGGCGCCGACATCCGGTCCGTCGTCGAACGGGCGACGCCGCCGGTCGAACTGATCGCCACGGAGTACGTCAGCGGGCCATTCGGCTTCGCCGATGACCCTGACACCCTTGGATTTGGAGACGGCCAACTGGCCAGGAGTATCTAG